CTTAGAGTCCTTGACGACCACCACAGTGTTAGAGTCAAACAAATGATCTGGAACTTCCGGCAGACGATTGACATACTTTTCCTCTACGCTAAAGCCTACCCCTGTACCACAGAGTAGGATATACATTGCCTCATCGAATGCCTTAGGGTCATCAACGGGCAGATACGAGCAGTTGTATCCGGCCACATTCTGACGATCCAGGGCATCGCCTGCGGTCATAATCGCACGCATGGACGGCACAACCTCAAGGTTTGTCACAGCATCTTGCAGTTCCTTGCGAAGCTCAGTAGGCAAGAGATAGTTGTGTTTCTTCCTCAGGTGTCCTTCCATGAAGTCAAAGTAACGATTGACTGTCTCAGGCCAGTGCTCACGGCGGCCTTTGTCGTCAAGGTAACGGGAATACCTGGACTTGGCAATGTAGGTTTGGTACGGAGTCATTAAAATTCCTTCTCTAGTTGTTCTTGTTTGTCTTCGATCAGGTCTTCAAACCGATCTACGATGTCTTCGCTCTTCAGGTCTAAAAGCTCCAGAAGCGTTACTTCATCCAGAGCCTTTAGACGATCCTTCAAATCATTGAACGTCAGGGTCATACTTATCAATCTCCCGCTGGAGATACCAGAGGGCTTTCTTCAAGTCCTCTAGGCCATTCTTTTGTCGGTGTCGAGCCACATACTTGATGACATTGGAGAGCCTGAAATTCAGCTTCCAAGCCTCAATAGCATCGATAGGCTGCACCGTGCTGTAGTTGTAATGAACTGGCTTGCTAATAGCATCCATATTCTGTTCTTCTTCCTTAGTTGTCTCAGCGTATATGTTCTTGTCAACCCAGTTCTCGTACTGCGTACCCTTTAGCGTGAAGCAGGTGTCGCAGATACGGTGCATGTTTTGCTTGACAGGCCCATAGAAGCAGGTCTTACACGATATGTCTGAGAGTATCCCTCGACTCACTAATTGTTCCCTTAGCTGCTGACCAAGTTGCACAGTCTCGGCATTGATACCGCTGGTATCGGCCTGCTTTCGTGTGATTATAACCTCGCTTTTGGACATTGTGACTCCCACAAGTAGGACAAACATGGTCAGTGTCCATGTGAACACCGCGATTAGGATGGTTCTTGATCCAAGGCAGGAACCGCTTGTACACCTTCTCAAGCAACAGAACATCTTGGACATTGTACGCCTGCATACGAGTCCAGGCATCCTTGTCCTTGTTCATGCACTTGATCCACAACTCAAAGCCTTCGTGAGACACTTTCTGCCCCAGTCCCAGAGCACGGCCAACATAGTCTAGCTTGTTGCTTGGAAACCGGAACTGCTGTCGTGCAGTCTTCAGAAGGTCAATCTGAGCATACGGACTAGGCGGTGACATCCCTGCCTCAAGGAATTCCTTGTTGAGCGTAGGAATGTCGAACCTAGAACCATTGTAGTGAACTACTGCGTCAGCCTCGTCCAGCAGCTTGTGGATGCGCTGTAGCATTTTCTTACGTCCACCCATAATGCTGCTGAACATGACATCTTCTTGATCCAGCCACTTAGCAGCCCAGCACAGCATTGCGCTAGAGTCCACGATCTGACTGATGCTGATGTTTTGCTTGAAGAGTCCCCAGACATAGGCTGTGTTCGGTGCTGTCTCAATGTCAAGTAGTAGTATCTTCATCGCTAGGGAAGTCTTTGAAACCAGTAGGTTCGTTGATTGTGATGTTCTTACGGATGTCGTATCCGTAGACAGAACCCATAAAGTCTAAGAACTTCTGCATAACATCCGGCCAATATGCGATGTTCTCAGAGCATTCATAGCTGATGCGACGACCATCGTCGATATAGGTGAACTTAAAAGTCTCAAAATCATCATTCATTTTCTACCAAAGCCTCCATTACGTTAGGGAAATCACGCCACAGTTCCTGCTCACACAGCAGCGCAATCTCACGGTGTTCCTTCTGAGTCTCCACTCCGGTCCTGATCTGGATATAGTGGAGCCAACTCCTCAGTGTTCCATTCATGTACATCTTACTCGTTGTCAAGCCCTCTGGCAAGACCTTCCGAGCAACTTCCTTAGCTATTCCTGCATTCAGTGCATTCTCATACGCCGCCTTAGCAGCCTTGAGTACATTGGACTGCTGCTCTTCCCAGAAACGGAGCATCTCCCGATCTTCTACGGGCAGACTGTTCTGTCTGTTCTTTTCATCCTGTAGCCGTGGCTCAGAGTATGCATAGCCATCTGCCACTGCGTACCGCTGACTGAACTCCTGGAAGGAGAAGCTACGATGCCTCAGAATCTGCCTTGCGATGTCTCGTGTGCATTCTATCTCCATGCAAACATTGACCATCTCGAAGGGACTCCAGTGCTTGTGCTTTATCAGGTACTTGATTAGCGGAACATACTTCTCATTTGCCTGATTCGCTGGATTCGATACCCGAGCCATGTACGCTATCAGCTTCTCCGCCTCCGGCGTCTTCCACACTGTCTTCACGGACGGCATATTTCATTCCTTCCTTAATTCCATTCTTGATTGCTTCCATGATAGCGAAGCGAATCAATGCCTCTTTTTCCAAGGCAGTCAACTCAAAGCTAAAGTCTGCACTACCGTCCGGGTTCTCACGAATCTGCGTTACTTCCACGATACTCTTTCTTAATGAACTCAACGAAGTCAGTATGGCACATGTAGTATTCTAGCAGCGTCACAAAAGCACCTTCAAGCTGCGCGTTGTTAGCAATGTCCTCCGGGTGCTTCACTGTACGACGATTGTAGCGCACACCGTCTAGACCGTCTTTCAAGGACTGGACGAGGAACTCATCCAGTGCTTCGTTCGGTATTTCGATTTTCATTGTACACCTTAAAGAAGTAATCAGCGTCCACGATAACTAGCGGCTTACACTGATTCTGTTTGATGACCACCAGAGGCTCATAAGTCCCGTGCGTGGCTGCTTGACGGTAAAAGTCGTATACAGCAATCTTTGCATGAGACTTACATTCGATCTGGAACGGGTAAATCTTCCGAGCAGCAGGGGACAGTTTGACATCAGCACCACCTGCGCCCATGCTAGTGCTTACAACATCGTCAGGCTCTAGCGTAGGTGCATACTCCAGCATCTTCTTGGCAGTCCACTGCTGCAACAGCCTGCCTTTGTTCTTTGCGCTACTTGGTTTCATTCATTGTCCTAGAATACTGATGAAGCAAACCACCAAAAGTGTCAACAAACTCCTCATCATGGTTTGTCTTACCCATTGTAAACAGCACCGCATGGACAAGTTCATGGTAAAAGGTAGCCTCCTGAGCCTGCTCCGGCAACGATGCACGAATCTTGATCGTGTGCGTTTCCGGGTCACACAGGCCCATCTCAGTCATGTGCGCTACGCTTAAGACTGTCCACTGGCATCCTGCGAGGTTGAAGGAGGCAACCACATTTGATCCGGCGTCCTTCGCAACCACAGCAGTTGCCCGTTTTCTGTCAGTCTTTCTAGCGACAGTTCGTGTTTCTGATACGTCTTCCATACAGCCTCATACAGTTCTTGTTCAGTTTTACATTCACTAAGTATCTTGGTGGCCTTTACTGGCCCGATACCGTGAATGCCCTCAATGTTGTCTGTTCTGTCTCCTGTCAGCATCTGCTTGTAGAAGTTCCGTAGCCCTTCAAACTCAGTGACCGTGTACTTCTCGCATTTGACAGGATTGTAATGAAGCCCTGGAAGTTGATCCAAGTCTTTATCCACATGGACGATCCAAGCACTCGGGTTCTCCGTGGATGCGATACCGACAGCATCGTCAGCCTCCTCGCCATCAGTCACGATTGCACCCAAACGCTTGACCAAGACATCACGAAGATACTCGTAATGCTTTGGCTTCTTCATGTCCTTGCGGTTGCCCTTGTACGGAACAGTCTTGGCAATGTCGTACCTGTAGTTAGACTTGCCGGTGATCCACGCCTTGTAATCCTCGCACTTCAGGTCGATGTATACAATGTCAGTGAACCACTCGACAAGCCTAGCCCTAGCAATGCTCTCGGAGTCATTCTCTGACGCGAAGCCGATGCGGTAAACCATCACATCAGCATCCACGAGAGCGATACTAGGATTAGAGGACATCTTCCGTTTCTTCCTTCAAGGAACCTTCAGGATTGTAGGTCTTCAGTTCCGTTACGATGAGCTTCTGGATGCTCGGAGCAGAGCCGAACTTGGCAGACATCTTGTGACGATACGAAGTCACCAGAGCAACAACCTTGGTGCCGTTACCGATCTTCTTGATGTCTACTGGGTTACCGTCTTCGTCCACAGGCTCAAACACAAACTTGGACTTACCAACGATGAACTTGCCCATCGTGTCCTTGTTCTTGATCTTGATGCCCAGTTCCTCCAGGGCTTCGCAAGCCTTGTCAGACAGCATACCGAGAGTGCATTCGTACTTCGTGTTGTCTTCATTGAACTTGGTGTTGAACTCTGCCATCCAGTTGGCCCAGAAAAGCTCACCAGCAACGCGAACAGGCTTGTTATCACTACTCATTTCATCTTCCTTTCAGTTTTACAATGGTGCGGCTGGCGGGACTCGAACCCACACAGCGTAAGCCGGGAGATTTTAAGTCTCCTGTGTCTACCGATTCCACCACAGCCGCGAAAGAGCTACTATTGTAGCGTCATATTGTCCGGAATGCAACCATTTTCTTCATAAGCCCTTATGATGTGTAGGGCTTCCATGAGCAAATGCTTTGCATCATCGTAGTTCATGTTCTGAGAAATCTTCAGATCGAAGCCTTCCTCATCTGCTTGAATGATTACGATTCCAGCCGGAGGGCCATCAGTGGGTTTCTTTCCAATTCTTGCCAATCTTGTACTCCCCGTCCAATGGACATCGTAACTTAAAATGTTGTCCTGCTTCCACAATGCTCAGTCGTGCAGCCTTGCCTGCTTCGTCGGCAACACTGGCGTGACACTCAAACTGAAACTCATCGTGGACATTGGCAACTAGCTTCACTGGCCACTTGTTCTTCTTGATCTTGTCATAGAACAAGCACAGTGCCTTCTTCATCACAATCGCTCCGGCACCTTGGAGTAGGCTGTTAAGTGCTGCATGCTCGGAGCGAACCCAAATCTTACGACCATCAAGCCCCGGTACAAAGCCCTTGCCTGCATACTTGGATACCTTATCTCGTAGAGCCTTGAGTGCGGGAGTCGCATTAAGGAAGGAACTTGTAAGTCTTTCACCGTCCTTTGCCGACCCACCAACGATAGAACCAATCTTCGATGGCCCTGCCCCGTAGAGGAAAGCGTAGATGAACGTCTTTGCTTGATCCCGTGTCTGTAATCCTGCTGCTTTTTGATTCTTCGTGTGGACATCAGTTCCGTCCTTGGAAGACCCTTCCACAACCGTCTTGACATAATCGTCATCCTTCATGTAGTGTGCCAACATCCGAAGCTCTAGCCCTGATGCGTCACAGCCAACCAAGACATTTCCAGTCTCAACAGTCCAGCACTGACGGCACTCAGGCCCATAGACAGAACCCGCATTGGGAATCTGTGCCATGTTCGGGCTTTGGTGTGTCATCCGGCCTGTTACAGCGCCATTGGTGATAACCCTACCATGCACCCTGCCATCAGAGCCTACAGCCTCCATCCAAGACTCAATCTGTGCCACACGCTTCTGTAGCATCAGGTACTCAGCAATCAGTTTAGCCTCTGGAAGTTCGATCTTCGACAGGATAGATTCGTCAACCATCGGCTGTCCTGTCTCTGTGAACTTCTCTGGCTTCCACCCAAGCTCAATCAGCTTTTCTCCGATCTGCTTGCGTGATCCTGGGTTGAAAGTAACCAACAACGGCTTGAGTTGCTTTCCTGTCTTTTCACTGACTCGTGGGACTTCGTATGATGGCCATCGCTGCTGCATTGACTCATATACTTCTGCCATTCTTCCCTTGATGTCAACAAGTAGCAGGGTTGCGTACTCTTGATCCAACTTGAAACCATTTCGTTCCTGCTCCGCAATGATGGCTGCAACCTTGTGCTCAAGGTCAACAGACTCCTGACTGAACTCTTTGCGGGTGACTTCCTCTGTCAGCCTACGGTACAGCAGTTCAGTGACTTCTACGTCTGCCGTACAGTATTCAACCAGAAGGTCAGGGAAAGGATTGTCAAAGCATTCACCCTTGTAAGCCTGCTGCCGTCCAGCAAGTTCTTCCCAGCGTGTAGCGTAGTCAATCTTTTCCTTCCCGAGTGTCTTCCCCCATGCCTCCAGGCTGTGTCCTTGCTCTCGACTCGGATCGAGCAGCCTTGACACTATTAGAGTATCGTAGCATTGGCTCAAACGAATCCTCGTCTGCCAAGTACGATTTAGGATCGGTGCATCGAACGCCAGAATGTTTTGGCCGATTATTAACGTAGCGTCCTTTAAATACGCCCCGAGGGTCGCGGCTTCCTTCCATGTCTTTATCTCTTTACTGTCAATGTCTTTAGTGATTACCAAGTGAATCGTACGGTGATCCGTCGATGTTTCGATGTCCAGCACTAGCCTTTTCATATCTGGCTTTCAGTTCTTCATACTCGTGGATTAGACTCTGGTGATTCCTTAGTAGCTCGTCATACTTCCCCTCCAGTTCCCACACCCGAGCCACGAGTGATTCTATGTCCATCATAATGTTTCCTCAACCTCAAGCATTCTGCCTGTGTAAGTGTCAAACAACAAGTGACACGCAGGGCCGGTGTAGCCATTGTACCTGTTCTTGGCCACTGAAACCTTTGTCGTGTGCCTGTCATTGTGATCCTCTGCCATGCTGTTACGTTCCAGTGTAATCACTGCATCCGACAACTGAGCAATGGCCCCTGATCCCCGCAATTGAGACAACGACACTGCCTGCCCATCCTCGTGCCCTGCATTGCCCGTGGGCCTACGAAGGTGAGACACACAGAATAGCGTAATCCCAAGCTCCTGTACCAGTGTCCGCAGCTTAGTCATCAGATTGTCAATGGCCTTACGCTCATCGCCTAAGTCCTGCCCTGACACCACGATACTGATGTGATCCAGGAACACAACCTTACAGTCCAAAGCCTTAGCCATGTAACGGATACGGTTCAGCACATTCTCAATCTCCAGCGATCCGAAGTGATCGAACAGGAATACACGCCCGGTTCCAAGAGTCGCATCGAAGGCATCCTTCAGTTCTTCGCCGGTCACTGGAGTGTCTGGCAAGTGCAGCATCTTGTTAGCGTGTACTGACATGATGCTTCGTGCTGTCTTGCGTACAGACTCTTCCAGGAACATAGCTCCGATCTTCCAGTCCGTTGTCTTGAGCAGTCCGTACAGGATTTCCCGTAGGAACTGACTCTTACCCAAGCCTGATCCGGCGGTGACGGTAATCAGTTCAGCGTCACGGATGCCGTACAGCAGCTTGTTCAGTCCTTTCCACGGGTAATGCGCCTTAGCAGGCTGCTCGGGAGTGCTAACAGAGTCCCACAGATCAGCCGAGTTAACGATACCGTCCGGTACATAGACTTCTGCTTTCCACCACTCTGAAACAAATTCCTTAGTCGCGCCAGCAATGAGGTAGTCACAAGCATCTTTGAACCCCGACAGATGTTTTACGATCTTCGCCTTAGGCCCAAACAGCTCAGCCACTTCTTTGGCTGCCTTGCGTCCAGGCTCATCAGCATCAAAGCAGATTACAATGTTCTCGAAACTGTCTAGCCACTCAAACTGTGCCTTACAGTCCTTCAGGGCTGCGTTAGCACCGTTACGGATAGACACAACAGGCCACTGACTCCCGGTAAGTTGGTAAGCAGCAAGGGCATCCAGTTCGCCTTCGACCAAAGTAACATACTTACCTCCCTGATGGAACAGGTTTTGACCAAACAGCTTAGCCTGCTGGAAGTCTCCACGGATGGAAAACTTCTTCTCTTCTACATTCCTGACCTTGTAAGCGACGATGGCAGAATCATTGTCAAGATACGGGTAATAATGGTTTGAATCATCTTGCAGGACTCCGAACTTTTCACAGGTTTGTCGATTGATGCCACGCTCAGGGATGCCCCTGACAGTGCCGCTAACGCTCAGGCTCTTAGCCTTGGGCGGTTTCGGTGCTTGTTGAGTGTCTTCCACGCTTACCCTCGTAGTGTTACAAGCGAAGCAGTGTGTGTGCCCGTCATCGTACAGCGCATTAGCGTCTGAGCTTTTACACGAAGGGCATTCAATATGCTTAACGAACTTTGATTCTGTCAACTTTCGCTCCTTGCTCTGATGGCTTCTCCGAGCGCACGGGCCTCATGTTTCGCGGCGTACCGCATCATTGCTTCGGCTTCATCGCGTGCAGGACGGGGGTTGTCCCATCCTTTAGATCGTTCTTCGCAAACTTTCGCGCACGCCTCACGCTCGGCAGCGGCCCCTGCGATTACGCCTTCCATGTAGGTCTGCTCAAACTTGGCCTGAAGTTTCTCCTTCATGTCATTGGCGATTGCTATTGCCCGCTCACGCTCGGCGGCAGCGACAAGGGCGGCAAAGCGCAGCGCCTCCGAGTCCGTAAAACTGGACTCGTCAAAAGCCTGATTCGCCATGCGGATCAGTTCTTCCTTGGTCATGCCTGCCCCCTTGCTCTGATGGCGGCGGCGCAGTCAGCGGCAAAACCACCACCGATGGCTTGCTTCACGCATTCGTCTGCACACGCCTCACGCTCGGCTGCGGCAACAAGGGCGGCGAAGTGTTCGAGCTCGTCCCAGTGATCCACAATAACCCATTCCTCAAGTTCTGCCTCCCGCGCCATGCGGATGATGTCGTCGCGGTTCATGTCTTTTTCTCCACAGGAACAGCCAAAAGCCAATTAGAACCCAACATTCTAACAGATTTCACCCATTTACGCATGTTTGCACGGTTTAATTCCACGCTGGCGTCAGGGTTATTCCACAGTTTGCGTGCCTTGATGAGCATTTTAGTATTCATTCTGCACCTCCAGCGCCTTCTCATCAGCTTCATCTTCCAACTTAGCCAGCGCCTTAGCACTCAGATCATCAATATCAAACTCCAGGCCGTTTATGGTCATGCTGATGATCTTGGCTCGGTAGTTCCTGCTGATCTTAGCCTCGACTTCAGCCAAGCAGTCGCCCATGTAGGTTTCAAAGATAAAGGTCACGATGCCATCCTATAGAGTCCAATGTTAGCGAATGCGTAGCCAATGTAGCAGACAAACATAGGCGTGTTGCCTTTGTATAGCTGCTCCAGGGCTACGCCGAGGTAGATCAAGCCCGTTACAGCGATTAACCATGCACTCATTGTATCACCTCAGCATCCCTGCAAGCGATCCAGTTGCGTGCGCTGTATTGGTCACGCTCACGAACCCAGAACACAGCCTCGTCAGGGTCAAACCACACCACATCGAACTGTTCACCGATGTGTTGACTGTACCAGAACAGACCATCGGAACAGCCTTTGACTTGAATTTTGATTACTTTTCGATCAGACATGATAAGACCACCACAAGAATAGTAGACAATAAGACGATCATCGATCATCGTCCCACTCAGACATCACACGGTTTATGTCCTTCATCACGACATCAAACCCATAAAGACGCATCAAATCGACAATGGCATGGACAGTCCCAAAGTAGTAGCATTCTTCCTGGAATGCTTGATTGTCACCTAGAGACCTCAGATATTCCCCTTCCAGGGTGCTCAGATCGTCATCAACGTGCATGATTTCCTCTTAAAAGTTAACATTAACAGTTAAAATGTTATAAATATCTTATAACATTATTCTTTTATGTTGTCTTCTCTATACAGATCATTATAGACTACAACTTCGTCCGTGTCAACAGGTTCTTCGATATCCACACAGTTTGCAAGGTCTTCCCTTGTGGTCACAGGCACGTCGGCCATTGTGGACACCTCAGCGAAGCACCCGTTGCATAGGTCAAGATAAGCCCCTGTAAGGGCATGCTTGCGGGTTGATTCGTAATCGTTCAGGTTCTTATTGCAGCACTGACAGCGCATAATTTATTTCCTTTGATTGTGGTTTATTTACAACAGTGCATCTGACCACTCAGGGTTTACCCTAGGTTGTCTTGGATGCTTTACTGGTTCCAGCGGTTGACCTTTGAAGGTTGGAAATGGCCAGTGTTTAAGCAATGAACAACGCTTTAGGCTACCTTGGTATTCCCTGACCCACGATAGCGCCTCTACGGGCCTTTTAAGGGCCTTCCTGACCCCTTCCTTGCCTAGATTGTCTTCAACCATTGTCTAGACTCCTCAATTGCGTCTTCCTCCAAGCCCTCGAATGTTCGGGATTGTAGGGTCTCTCCGGTGTCATAGTCTATCAATTCTAGCTCATAAAAGCCAGGATCGTGGACTAGCCAAACGTGGACAACCTTGTCGAAGGTTCCAACAGAATAGACGAACTCCATGTTAGCCTTTCATTTTCACAATGTGAAATAGTCCCATAGGCTCACCATTGGCATCGGGATGGTCGTTCCATAATGCCCACAGTTTGCATTGTGTTCTGTCACTGTTCCGATAGGCGACAATCCCAGTTGACTTAAAAACAACAGCATACATTTAGAACCCTCCAGCAAGCAAGACACCCAACCCAGCGAAGACAATCACCAGGGCGATAGCGTCAACGATAGTTGACCCGAAGACAGTGTTTTTCATTTTGAACCTTTCGATTGTTTCAACGATACCAGTAGGTTACGCCATTGATCTCTGCGGGCGTGTAGTCCATGCGAATGTTACGCGCAGTCACTTCCCAATCAATAGCGATGTAATGCGGCAGGTTGCGTGGAACATCGCCGATGTCTTCGCATAGTTCTTGCGCGTAATCTGTGAAGTGACTGTCTCGAATAAGAGTCACGGGATACCAGTCGCCGCGCCACTGTTCATCACCGCCATTACCGGCCAGGTCTGCCAGGACGGCGCGAAGTGATGTCATCTCACAATCTGGCGTTTCGAGGTATTCGCCCTGTTCTTGCAACTCTTCCAGCTCTTCCACGCGCTCGATGATGTCGCGTACGTCGATGATGTCGGCGGTCAGGTCAAGGGATGTTGTGTACATGGTTTGCTCCAGTGTTGCCCACGATGGGCGATGAAGGGCGACAGTGCCCACGATAAGGGCCACATTGTAGCCCCTAGGTGTCGGAACTGTCAGCGACCGTACAGCCAGTCTTCGGCCTCTTTGAGAGTCTTCCACGGCATGCGGCCGATGCCTACGGTGCCGGTCTTCTTGTGCTGCACAGTCCAACCGACAATTTGAATAGTCCAGTCTTTGCGTTCATCATCAGACAGCCAGGGCACTGCGCCATAGATAGACGCTGTGCGGCCATCGTTGCATATCCAACGCTTGCTTTCTACGATGTCAAACATGTTTGAGTGATTGAGTCCAGGCATGATGTTGATCCTCTGTGGGTTGATGATGTACGGATTGTGTCTGTGCTGTCTTACGTCTTGCTTACGATTTCTTGGCTGTCGTGGTCAGCATGAAGGCCTCGCGTGCGCTGCCGTTGCGTGCGAAGGACTGACGCATTGCCAGCCAGTCCGTGCCCTTCGTGGTGTTGTAGATGTCATCGCATACGAACATGGCGTCCGTATCGTCCATTTGTGCGGCCATGCGTGCGGTATAGGCGATCCCATTGCCACGGATCGACTCACGGACTCGGTTGTAGATGGTGCGGTTCATGGTTTGGTTCCCTTCGTTGACGAACACACAAAATCGTGTGCTCTTACCCTATATGCATAATAGAATCGTGCCAGTTCTTGTAAGTGCTTGATTTTATTGGCATAGAGATTACCCTTATAGGGTTTACCCTGATAATAATGCACTAAATTGGTGCGCTGATGGTGACGCTAGAGGACGTTATAGGCACCTGCATCGCCTCCCACGTCCTGCTAATGCAAACGCATTCTCAATAGACTTCATCAGTACACTGACGATCTAAGACCATGCAAGATCCGTGCCAGCCTATGAAGACACCGGGGGAGGGGGTGGACTGTGTGAGTTTATTTTGGTGGAGCCTCTAGCGTTCACAAAAGAGTAAAAATAGACTATAAAAATTAGGGACAGAGTCATCATGAAAGACACTGTAAGTCATTGTCAGTGTTAGAAAAATAGGGACAGAGTCAAAAGAGACGATGACGGAACACGGACACCCTGGAAGGGAGACGTTAGAGGGAGCAAATGAAAGAATTTTAACAAAAAGACAAGAAAAGACTTGACAAACAGACAAAGTTGTGTTATAATAGTACTATGATGTAAGCAAAGAAGGACTCTATAGACATAGAAGCCATAGAAGACATAGATGTTAAATATTATAAGTAATACATTATAAGTACTTATAATATTAACTATTAATAATATATATTATAAGTTTACTTTAATGTAGGATTGTCTCCTTAAAGGATAAAGATACATGACCAAGCCAACAGGCAATAAGATCGGAAGACCGTCTAAAAGTGATCTTGTCGAAACAAAGTCACGAACTTTAGGTAAACGTGGTCGTCCCCCAGGTGATGCAGCCATTATCAATGACTATAAGCTAAGGATGTTGAACAGTCCTAAGAGTGCTAAGGTCTTAGAGAAAATATACGAAGCTGCCCTTAACGATGAACATGCACACCAAGCTGCTGCTTGGAAGCTGATTGTCGATAGAATTGTCCCTGTGTCTGCTTTCGATCAAAGCAAGCAAGCTGGTCAAATGCCGTCTATTAGCATCAACATCTCTGGTCTTAATGACCCCAAGGTGTCTACGTCCGATGAGGTGATTGACGTATGACAGCCTTAAACTTTCAACTACTGAACTGGCAGAAGACTGTCTTCACCGACAGTACTCGCTTCAAGATCGTGGCTGCTGGCCGTCGATGTGGTAAATCCCGACTGTCTGCGGTTACGCTGCTCATAGAGGCTTTAAACTGCCCTGAAGGCTCTAGCGTGATGTATGTGGCCCCTACGATGGGACAAGCTAGGTCGATTATCTGGGAACTGTTGCATGACCTCGGTAGACCTGTCATCAAGTCCAGCCATGTGAACAACCTTGAGATTACGCTTCTTAATGGTCGTAAGATTCTTGTTCGTGGTGCTGACAATCCTGACAGTCTCCGTGGTGTGTCTTTAACTTATCTGGTGCTTGACGAGTGCGCCTTCATTAAGCAGGATGTATGGGAGAAAATCCTTCGTGCTGCTTTGTCGGATCGCAAGGGTCGAGCATTGTTTATTTCCACTCCGTCTGGGCGTAACTGGTTCTACGATGTCTTCAACCTCGGACAGTCCGGTGAGGACGAAGAGTGGAAGTCTTGGCACTTTACCACCCAAGACAACGAAACGATTGACCCAAAGGAAATTGAAGCAGCCAAGCGAACACTAAGCTCCTTTGCTTTCAAGCAGGAGTACTTGTCTTCGTTTGATACCGCTGGTGCTGATGTCTTCAAGGAACAATGGTTCAAGACTGGAAAAGAACCTCAGTATGGTTCTTATGTGGTGGCTATTGACTTGGCAGGCTTTGAGGATGTAGCAAAGAACGCAAGTGCTGCCAAGAAAAAGCTGGATGAATCTGCAATTGCTATCGTAAAGGTGACAGATGACGGTGATTGGTTCGTACACAAAGTTGTTCATGGTCGGTGGGATATACGAGAGACTGCCGTAAATATCCTGAAGACTGTCAGAGACTACGAGCCTATTGCTGTCGGTATTGAGCGTGGTGCGCTTAAGAACGCTGTGTTGCCTTATCTCAACGACTTGATGAGAAAGAACAACATCTATGCACACATTCAAGACCTTACTCACGGCAACAAAAAGAAGGCTGATCGTGTTATTTGGGCGCTGCAAGGGCGCATGGAACACGGTCGTGTCACTTTTAATGAAGACGAAGATTGGGACGAACTGAAGGATCAGTTGATGATGTTCCCCACCAACGGCGTACACGACGATCTGGTGGATGCTTTGTCTTACATTGACCAATTAGCTGTCGTGTCCTATCAACAGGACTACGAAGAAGACGAATACATTATCCTTGACAAAATAGCGGGGTACTAATGAAACCTGGACTGTACGCAAACATCAACGCAAAGCGTAAACGCATTGAAGCCGGTAGCGGTGAGAAGATGCGTAAGGTTGGAGCCAAGGGTGCTCCCACGGCTAAGGACTTCAAGGATGCGGCTAAGACCGCTAAGAAAGGTAAGAAAAATGGCTACTAAGAAGATGATCCCCATGAAAGAGTTTAAGCCCTGTCCTGGTTGTCCTACTCCGGCCAAGTGCAAGAAAGCCGGAAAGTGTTTAGCTAAGGCTAAGTAATGGCTACCAAGGACTCCCGGCTTACCCGTGCAGGTGTGAGTGGCTACAACAAGCCTAAGCGCACGCCAGACCATCCTACCAAGAGCCACGTTGTTGTGGCTAAGGAAGGAGACAAGGTTAAAACAATTCGTTTTGGGCAGCAGGGAGTTACTGGTTCTCCTGAAGGCTCTAAACGCAATGAGGCTTTCAAAGCTCGACACGCTGCTAACATTGCCAAAGGCAAGATGTCTGCGGCTTATTGGGCCAACAAGGAAAAGTGGTGATGGAATACGAAAAGCATAACGAAGAGTTTGAAGAGCCGACAGAGAACGAGAAAGAACTCACGGCTTGGATTACCGACCATATCATGCGGTGGCGTGACCATCGTGACGCCAACTACCTAGATTCTTGGCTTGAGTATGAGCGTATCTTTCGTGGGCAGTGGGATTCAAGTGATCGCACTCGTGATTCGGAACGCTCTCGCATCATTAGTCCAGCCACCCAACAAGCGGTAGAGACTCGTCACGCTGAGATTGTCGAAGCTATCTTCGGTAACGGAGACTTCTTCGACATCGAAGACGATGTTCGTGATGTTGACGGCTCCCCGCTGGACATTGAAGCCCTGCGTAAGCAGTTGATGGAGGACTTCAAGAAGGACAAGATCAAGAAGTCTGTCGATCACATCGAATTGATGGCAGAAATCTACGGCACCGGCATTGGTGAGATCGTGGTCAAGTCCGAGATGGAGTACATCCCGGCGACTCAGGCCATTCCCGGTGTCACGGATGCGGCTGCTATCGGCGTTCAAGAGCAAGAGCGTGTAGCGATCAAGCTCAAGCCGGTCAATCCTAAGAACTTCCTGATCGATCCGAACGCTGAAAGCATTGAAGATGCTCTCGGTGTGGCCATTGAGAAGTATGTCTCTATCCACAAGATTGTCGAAGGTATCGAAAACGGTATCTACAAGAAGGTAGACATCACCACCGAGTATCAAGATCAGGAGCTTGAGCCTACTCAAGACCCGAAACAGTTCCAAGACGACAAGGTAAAGCTGGTCACCTACTACGGTTTGGTGCCTCGTGAGCTGTTGTCTGAGAACGAAGACGAAGAATACGAAGAGATTTTCCCTGAAAACTCTGTCGGTGACAAGTATTGCAACTTAGTTGAAGCCATTGTCGTGATTGCCAACGACAGTATGCTGCTCAAAGCCGAAGAAAATCCTTACATGATGAAGGATCGGCCTGTGGTGGCCTACCAAGATGACACCGTTCCTGGTCGTTTCTGGGGTCGTGGCACGGTTGAAAAGGCTTACAACATGCAGAAAGCCATTGATGGGCAATTACGAGCTCATATGGACTCTCTGGCCCTTACAACGGCACCCATGATTGCGATGGACGCTACGCGCCTGCCTCGTGGAGCCAAGTTTGAGGTTAAACCCGGTAAGGCTATCCTCACCAACGGCAATCCTGGCGAGATTCTGTTCCCATTCAAGTTCGGTCAAACCGACGGCAATGCCATGAATGCGGCTCAGAACTTCGAGCGGATGCTGTTGCAGGCCACCGGAACCGTTGACAGTGCAGGAATGCCCTCAAATGTGCCCCGCGACGCCGGTGCAGGCGGCATGAGCATGGCGATGGCTGGAATCATCAAGAAGTATAAGCGTACGCTGACGAACTTCCAAGAAGATTTTATGATTCCGTTCATCAACAAGGCTGCTTTCCGTTACATGCAGTTCGATCCTGACCGTTATCCGACGGTGGATATGACATTTGTACCGACTGCTTCGCTTGGCATCCTTGCCCGTGAGTTTGAACAGCAGCAAATGATTGCCCTGTTGCAGACTTTAGGCCCGGATACGCCTGTTCTGCCCTTGATTCTGCGTGGAATCCTCCAGAATAGCAGTCTGAGCAACCGTGGTGACCTTTTGGCGGCTCTGGAGCAGATGTCTCAGCCCAATCCGCAGGCTCAAGAGGCTGCAATGCAGCAGCAACAGGCTCAGATGGCTCTGGTGCAGGCTCAGTTGCAGGAATCCCAGGCTAAGGCAGCACGGGAGCAGGCAGAGGCTCAGAAGGCCGCTGTTGAAGCTCAAGTTACGCCGCAACTGGCTCAAGCCAAGCTCATCGCTGCCCTGTCTAACAACCTCAATGAGAATGACGAGTCTGCTGACTTTGCCCGTCGGGTGAAATTAGCCGAGATTGCGCTCAAAGAGAAGGACATTGACAGCAACGAACGCATTGCTTTAGCACAAATGTCAAGAAAACAGTAAAAAGTACTTGACAAAAGTGTAAAAGTTTGGTATAATATACTATTATGAACTTTATAGGACTCCTTCATGGAACAATCCTTACAACAGTATTACGAGAATCAGTTTACTCTCTTTATCCAGCCCGGATGGACTGACTTAGTAGAAGACTTGCAACGATTAAAAGATAGCATCAACGATTTATCACTGGTAACGGACACACAAGACCTTTACTTCCGGAAAGGCCAGTTGGACATTCTTGAACTAATCT